TTTTGCTAAAGGCATTCAGCGCGGCGGGCAAATTTGGCTTGGCATGGCTAAAGAGCTCTACGTTGAGCCGGGTCGCAAAATGAAAACCGTGGGCAATCAGGGCCAAATCAGTTCGGCTGAACTAATGCGCCCAGTTGCAACAGAAAAAGGCACTGAGCTAGAAAACGATTTAACACAAGCCACATTTGACGTTGTGTCAGAAGTCGGGCCCAGTTCGTCTAGTAAAAAATCCGGCACTGTAAAAAATCTGATCGAGATGATTCGCATAACGACAGACCCCGAAATTTCCTCAGTGCTGCAATCAATGGCAATGATGAACATGGAAGGTGAAGGGCTACAAGATACCCGCGATTTTTTCCGCCAGCGGCTCGTAAAAATGGGCGCAGTAAAACCGACTGACGAAGAGCGCGCGGAAATGGCTCAAGCGGCAGCGAACCAACCGCCAGATGCTAACGCGAAGCTTGCCGAATCACTCGCCAATGAAGCCGACGCAAACGCCGCCAAGGCCAGCGCGGACACCGTTGGTGTAATCGCCAAATCCGAATTAACGCACGCGCAAACTATCGAGACGCTAGCCGGGGTCGAGGTTAGCAAGCAAGACGCGGCGATCAAAATGGCTCAAGCGATACAAGGCGCGCAAGCACAGCAAGCAGCATTTACACCGGCACCCACTCAGCCGGTCACCATGAGTGAGACACCACAGGGTTAAGCATGATTGATGAAATTGCAGAACAAGCAAACGAAGAAATCGAGGAGCTAGGACAGGCGCCAGAAGTTGAGGCAATTGAACCAGTAGACGACGATGAGGACGTTATTCAGCTTGAAGGCGAGTCGCAACCGCCAGAAGACGATGATCACGAAAACGCACCACTATGGGTTAAAGAAGTACGCAAAACAAATAGAACTCTTTCACGTGAAAACCGCGAATTGCAACGCAAGTTAAGCGAACTTACAACCGAGACTAAGCCGGTTGCTTTGAGCGTTAAACCGTCGCTGGCCGCGTGCGAGTACGATGAGGATGACTATGAAGCGAAGCTGGCGCAATGGTATGCGGACAAAGCGCAAGCCGATGCAGCAGCAGAGCTTGAGCGTAAGGCAGCGGAAACGCAGCAGCAAGAATGGCAAGGGCAATTGAAACGCTACGCAGACGCAAAGGCAGCATTAAAAATGCGCGACTTTGAAGAAGCTGAGGCTGCTGTATTGGAAGCACTGAGCGTAACGCAGCAAGGCGTTGTGGTTCAAGCTGCGGATAATGCAGCAAATATTGTGGGCTATTTAGGCAAAAACCCAACAAAACTGGCCGAGCTGGCCGGAATCAAAAACCCTGTGGAATTCACCAAGGCAATCGTAAAACTAGAGGCTCGAATGACCGTGACAAAACGACAACCACCACCTCCACCTGAGAAGACAATAGCCGGGTCCGGCCGTGGCGTACAGTCCAACGATTCGAAACTCGAACAACTAATGGCAGAGGCCGACCGTACTGGCGACCGTACAAAAGTCGCAGCCTACCGCCGACAATTAAAATCAAATTAGGTAATTAACTCATGGCCAATCAATTTTCAAAAGAAGAAAAAATTATGTTCGATGATTCGCTGGCGTCCTTTCAGGACAGTCTAGCAATTTCGACCAACGTAACTATTAAAACCCTAGACCCACAAACAATGGAGCGGACAGGTAATGTAATGCGTTACCCGATGCCTTACATTGTCTCCAGCTTTGACGGGGCAGACCAAACCACTAACTTTAAAGCTCAAACCCAGTTAACTGTGCCGGTCACCATTGGTTACGACAAGTCGGTCCCTTGGTCGATGAGCGCCACTGAGCTTCGCGATGCTTTGCAAAACGAAAACCTCGGCAAGTCTGCCCGACAGAAATTAGCTTCAGACATTAACACTGCGGTGATGAATGTTGCGGCTTTACAAGGAACGCTATTTGTTAAGCGAAGTGCTGCTGCAGTCGGTTTTGATGACGTTGCGCAGTGCGATGCAGTTTTTAACGAGCAGGGAATTCCGTTCGAAGACCGTAAATTGTTCTTGAGCACACGCGACTACAACGGCATGGCTAATAACCTGCAAGTTTCCGCGCGTTCGTTTGGGAATAAAGTCAGTGAAGATGCACTGCGTCGTGGTTTGGTTGGGCAAGTGGCGAGCTTTGAAACCTACAAGTTAGATGTGGGTCGGCGTTTACCCGCGGCGGCAGGTGGTGGCAGTATAACCATGGATACCCGTGCGGCCGCTTTGAATTACTACGTGCCAGCGGCTACCAGCACAGCCACAACCACTGGTGAGACATCAAACGTCGATAACCGTTACCAGACTATTACGGTGAGCTCAACTACAAGCGTGGTAGCAGGCGATGCGTTTACTATCGCTGGTAGCAATGCTGTACACCATATTACCAAGGGTGATACAGGAGTGCTCAAAACGCACCGCGTTGTTAGCGTACCCAGCTCGACAACTTTGGTTATTTCTCCTCCATTGATCAGCAACCAAGGTGGATCGAATGCCGAGGCGCAATATCAAAACGTGATTGTGACCGAATCAGCAACCGCAGCAATTGTATTCCTTAACACCGTAGCGGCAAACGTGAACCCATTCTGGCATAAAGATGCAATACTGTTGATTCCGTCAAAACTGGCGGTGCCTAGTGATGCTGGTGCAGCTGTTATGCGGGGCACTACAGATCAGGGTGTTGAATTGGTGATGATTAAAGAATTCGACATTCAAACACGTTTGACCCGTTACCGTTTAGATACATCATTCGGGGTCGCTTGCGTACAACCGCAAATGGCCGGCATCATGATGTTCTCGCAAACCTAATAATCTGGGGGCTTAGGCCCCTGTATTTTCATACAGCACAGGAATTAAATTTATGTCTAGTTATCTTGTCGGCGCAGGCCGCGTACAAATCACAATCCCCGCTACAGAATCAGTGGCGGTTTATACTCAAGGGTCGGCACAAGTTTTTCGCGTGTCCGGTTTCGTCAACCAGCCTGATACTTTAACGCTTTTGGGAACAGTTAATAATACTCAAACCGTTTTTGGCTCATACACTACCGGCGCCACGCTTGTCATTGAAGCTATTGGCGGATTGCCGGTTTATTATGAAATCGGCACGGCTCCTATTGTTAAACAGACCCGCCTGAATAACCCGATCCAAGCAACCCCTGTTGCTGTGAACGTGACGGGTGCAGTAAGTGCGGCGGCGATTATTGGCGGAATTGTAACATCCACCACAGCGGCGGCAGTAGCAGGTACGGTTCCTACCGGAACTGTGATGGAAGCGACAAGTGATTGGGCAGCTTGCGAAGCTATTGAATGGACTGTAATCGCTACTGGTGCCAACGCCTTCACGGTAACAGCGGCGACAGGTCACACTATAGTAGGTAGCGCGGTAGTGGCCACCGCAACATCAGGACATTTCCGCACTGTACGCTCGGCTGCGAATACTTTTGTCACGTATCGACTAGCCTAAAAAACCATGCCCCCGTAACTGGGGGCTTTTATTTGGTGGCAATATGGAATTCCCTGCACTACTGTACAAATGCCCGGGCAATCACTTCGGCCCTGAAGGCACAACATATTCCAGCGCCAGAGTTTTGAATAATTCTGAGTGCGCACAACTATTGAAAGACGGTTGGCATGAAACTATGCCGGATGCGGTAAAAGCGTTTAAACTGAGTACTGAAAAACGCCCAAAGCTGGGTTTAACCAAGGGTTGAAATTATGGGCTGGACGAAACAACAATTGGTTGAGCAGGCGTTTGAAGAAATCGG